TTTAGGAATGCCTCGCCATTTAACGGGTTGCCATAGTGACTAGCTAAGTGTGTGTAAGTGCTAGTGCTTGACGGTGTGTTCCTGTAGTCTGGTATAGCCCTAGCCCCATTGAAGTCATCGTAGTACCCAGCAAGCCATATCTGGTACTTCTGTGTTACAGTTCTTACCATTTACTCACCTATGCCGCCGACATAGAAAGTGATATACCACTTAGGTTCGCTCTACTCTCTATCTCCTCTAAAATTTGGTCTGCTACTTCTGGTACGGTCATGCCGTTGAAGTTGTTAGTCATGATTACCTCTGTGTTAGTAATAAGGTTTTCTACTCCTTGTTGTTGGACTTGTCTAATTAAGTCGCCTGTAAGGTTAGAGGAGGAGAAGCCAAAGAACAACTCCTCTCTAGCATTGTTGAAACTGTGCATGGAATCTTCAGCTTCACCGAAAGATGCACCTATGTCGCTTGTAAAATCATTTATATTACCAGCAGCATTACCAAGTGTACTTATACTATACTCTGCTAACATATCTGTTGTTCTAATATTGGTGTCTTCTAATATTAAAAATAACTCTAAATTTTCTCTCCGTATTTTATTTAAAGCTCTTGTTCTTTCGCTTTGGCCCTTTACTGCCCCACCTTTAAACAAATCAAAACTTGTCCCTTCACCTTTTTTAGATAACTTATCTGCTTCTTCTATTTGAGCTACTACTTCTTTAGCGGTATCAGATTGTAAAAGAGCAATAGTTTTTGCACGTTTCACCTTGTCTAATTCTTCTTGTTTGCTTTGTTTTAAAGCTATACCGTAATCATCTTCAGCAGTTGATAATTTATGTATAGAATTAGTAAGCTCTGTAATTCTTAGATTTAACTGTGGTATAGTTTGTTCCTTTGCCATTTCACTTATACCAGCTAAATCTATGAAGGATTGGTTAGCACCATCAATACCCATACTAACATCATCAAATGTACCAGCAAGCCGATGAGCTATATTACCAACTAGAATTAATGCTAAACCGACTGCACCTAAAGATAGCATAACGTTCTTACTAGCGATAGCTAACAAATTAGCGGCGGCGGCAGCAGCAGTATCAGCAAACGCTTTTTTCTTTGCTGCTAAGGCTGCAAAAATTGTTACTTCGCTATTCTTCATCATAGCCAAGCTATTTGCTGCGGTTGCCGCGCTGGAAACTATTAACTTACCTATCTGTATAGTCATAGCAAATGTATTTAGCACCATACCCGTTCTTATTGCTCTTTGACTATCACCAAACATCATCATAGCAGAACCAGCCACACCAAGACCCATACTAAACATATTAGTAGCTGCTGAACCCGCTTGTAAAGCTAAAGTATGTTCCTCTTGCATGATGGTAGACATACCTAGAGCTGCGGCCTTTCTATCGTGTTGTACTATATGGGCTTGAACAAGACCATGCTCTCTACCCATTGTTTCTATCATTCTTTCGATAGTTAGTCTATGGCTTTCTACTTTTAGAATGCTTTCATCTGTTTGTGCATTAGACGCTTTTCCTAGATTTAAATGGAACATATCTTCATTATTCATAGCTCTTTTTACGTGACTCAAGGTTTCTGTAGCTATTCTCAAGTGCATAACCGAAAGTATCTGTTGTGCAAAAGGACCTAATACAGTACGCATCATCTCAGCCATTCTAAAGAATGATGTAGTAATACCACCTATAGCCCCATTTTTGGAAGCAGCTTGAGCCATTGTATCAAAGAAAACCATCTGTACTTTTGAACTATCAGTCATAGCTGGCATAAGCTCGTTTGCTAATGCTCCCTTAGCATCTTTTAGTTTAGCTTCCATCTGCTCTAAATTAAACAGGTTAGTTTCTTGAAGTCTGTTTATTTCCTCTTGTGCTGGGAATGCACTTTCTAGAGCATTAGTATGCAAGTCTTGCATTCTACTTGTACCTTCAAGTAGTTTTATTAGTCTGGTATAATGCACGTTACCAGCTATAGTTTGCGCTAGGTTTTGTTTTTGCTCGCCAGTCATGTTTTGATATGCGGGTTGTAAATCAACAAGCACATCTGAAAGTGGACGCAAAGCACCGGTTTCTGCGTCTACGACGGCAATTCCTAATTCTTCCAATGCCTTTCTAGCACCAGCCGTATCAGCACCCAATCTAGCATATATCATACGCAAAGCTCTACCAGCCTTACCTTGTTCCTCACCAGACTCAATAAGAACCGCAGACATAGCAGCCATACTTGCGATACTTTCACCAGCAAGATTCGCTTGTGCAGCGAATTGATTCATAACGAAAGTAAGCTGGGACATTGTAGCAACCGAAGTATTCTCGATTGAGTTGAGTTGGTCCATGATACGGAAACTGTTTTGACGTATCATCATATTTCTTAAGGTAGCAGTAGTGTTTTCATTTATGCCCTCTGTCATAAACCCAGTCTGTTGCTGAAGATTCACCATCCTCTGCATAGCTGCTTCTGTAGTCATACCAGAAATCATACCAAAGGCCATACCAACTTCAGTACCAGTGGCAGTAGAACCGGTTCCTAGAACACCCGCTAGTTGAGCCATCTTAGCGGCAGCATCAAAGGATTGGTCTGCCGAGAAACCAAAAGAGTTTCCTATCTCAATAACTTTAGCATTCAGCTCGTCTATATCTTCTCCTGTATTTACGAATTTTTCAAACTGCCTAGCGGCCTCACCTATCTCCCTTCCTATAGGCATCACGTCATCCATCATAGAACTGAAACCAGCACCTAACTCCATAAAGCCTTCTTGTATTCCAGCTAACGCATCTAGGTAAAGAGCTTCCATAATAGTAGCATTTGCCTTAGAATCTTTGATTAGTTTCTCAGCTTGCATCGTACCTACGATGTCGAAGAATATTCTTGAAGCACCTGCACGAAGCACTATCATAGCTATCGCACAAGCAAATAATACTAATGGGGTAAAAGAAAAAATAAGACTATCTGCTAGTATCATTCCTTGTCACCACTACTCTTTGGGTCATTCACTATAGGGACCCCGCTTTCTCTCAACATGTCGAGTAGCTCGTTATTGTTTGATAATAGTTTGCGTTGCTCACGCTTCTGGTTACGCCTAGCAACCATACCCTTTACATCTTTATTTTTGGCATCTTGTGTAGCTTCTGTTATCTTATCATTAATATTTGCGGCTACAATCAAGTCCATTTGCATAAGGTGACGACCACCTTCTACCGAATACTTGAGCCATAGGTCAGACGGTAGTGTTCCCTTAAATGCCATGCACAGGCTCGGTGCAACCATTAGGAATTCTGAAAAGGCACTACGCCTTCCTCATCGTCGCCACGTACAAACTGTAATATGGTGTTTAACTCCTCAAAGGTAAGTAGGTTGTAGTCTACTTTGTCATCAAGAATGCAGGGGGGAATCCAAGCAGTCATCTGCTCCTCTATACCGCCACCCATTTCATCTAACATATTTACGAATTCTTCATTCTGTTCGTCAGTCCAATCACTAGGGTCGCCAGCGTGGGACATCTTTCTAAATGCCTTACCCTGTATGTTGGTAATCTTAAGACGCTCCATACCGGATGCTTGCCTTACCCAAATCTTTCTTCCATCATCTAATTCTATTTCCTTTTTCATTACAGGCATAGTTTCACTCTCACTCTAATCTCCAATACTAGATAGTATATTTAAGGAATTTGTTATTCTTCTTCCTTCTTTACTATCTTAGGAGCTACTTTTGGTGCTACCTTTGGTGCTACCTTCTTAGCTACCTTCTTAGGAAATCTTCTAAGGTACTTTAGTGCTTGACTCTTTGACCCTTGTGCTTTCAAGATTTCTAGTGAAACCTCATCCAAGTCGTAATCCTTTGCTAAGTCTTCGTACAACTAACCACCTCATGCGTCGTATTGTGCGTTGGAAACCGTAAGTCCTTCTACAGTTACCCTCATACCGCCGAGGTTATCATCATAAAGACCAACAAACCCTACACTCATTGTGTTGGTATCTCTACCACTAACACTAGCGGTAGGTGCTTCAAATCTTAGCTTGAAGAATTCTATTTCTATGTAGTCTGCTCCGGCTTCATCGAGGAATTTTAGTGTCATAACTGCATCTGTACCGTCGTTGTACTCAAGACCATCGGCTGCTACTAGCTGGTCATAGTCTGGCTCATCAAGAGATTGGTTGCCATAGAGAACCTTGTTAAACTCTATTGTACCACTTATCTCTCTGCGTTGTGCTGGTGGCGCACGACCATATGTAGAGCTACCGATAGCGTATGCGTTGTCAGTATCTCTGTTTAGATTTACCTCAAAAGAAATTGACTTAACGCTTGCTGATGCGGCTGGTGCGCTACTTGTACCATCATCAAACTTAACTATTCCATCAGCAAAGTGAAGTGCGTCTATTGCGGCTCCGTCGAATGTTGCGGTGGCTACTGTACCTGTTGCTGACTCGGACTTACCTACAAATCCAACATTCATCATAACATACTCACCGACGTTTGCGCTGATGCTTAGAGTATTAGCCATCATACCTGTGTATGTGTGTTCCTTTTCCTCTCTACCTACACGGATAGTATATGATGGATAAACACCTGCGCTTGCTGATGTTAGAGAAGGCTCAGTTAGAACGTGCTTGTTAATTGAACCGCTTGGGTTACTGTATGTGTCTTGTGGGAAAAAAGCATAAAGCATATTACCCACAAAGTCATCTACCTGTACTGCTAGAGAAACATCTCCTTCTGAACGTTCAGTGCTAGTAACGGACTTTGCCGCTATCGGCCTTGAAATATCTGCTCTCGTTAGTAAGTCATAAGTAGTAGCGAAACTTTCGCTATCTACTTCTCCGAATACTTCCCCGTTGCCTGTACCTGCGGTTGGCTCGGTTCCGTAGGATGCTTCTTTTTGTATTGATACATATCTGTTTAGAAACTCTACCATAGTTACACCTCTATGTGATTGTTCTACGGATGGTGTGACTTATTAACATTCTTATCTGTGACGCATATCAATTCTACGCATATATGTAAGGGTTAGAACGTGTACACAAACCGTTTCATCATTATCCATCTTAGAATCTAGCTGGGCTTGATAAGATATTATACTATCAGTTGTGCCTTGTACACCTGTGTTGGTGTATAGCTCATCGAATACCTCACCCATAATATTTAAACAAGAGCGATAGGAATTTTCATAGTTTGTACCCTTGACTGTGATAAATACTCTGACATCATACTCCTGTGTTATCTTAGCACCACCCAAAGACTCAAACGATGGCGAAGCCAACTGCTCAACTAGAACATGTACGGTAGGAGTCGCCAGTCTGTTTAGCATCTTTGATGAGATATCATACCCATATACAATAGATGAATCAGCTACCTGTGTTTTTAGGTATGGTCTTGCGCTATTTTTAATTTGTTCTACTATACCAATACCCATACGGGCAAGCGTATCTTGTGCAAAGTCAGATAGAAGAAGCTCCTCCGGCGTGAAAGCACCGAATGAGGAGTAGTGTACAGAGGCCCACTTTACGTTCCCGGTGGTGTTACCCCACCTAACGTCCTTACCGGACCCAGACGTGCCTGTAACACTATAGGAAACGGCAGTACCGTCGTCATCCTCTATTATCTCATGCACATATGCTTTAGCCGCACCAGAAGAAGTTAAAGTTAGCCTAATAATAGTAGCTACTGGATTGTCTTCTGCCAGAGATAAATCAAGATTACTTATTGCCACTGTGCTACTTCCGACTAGGGATAGGGAAGTAGAGTTACCTGTAGATTTTATTTCTACTCTGTGTGAACCGTTATCCAATCGCATAAGAACCTCACCAGCATCGGGCGCAGTAGTGTATTCGATACAGGCTACAAGAGTGTAGTCATTAGTGGTTGGGGTTATGTTATACACACCGTTGGTAATAACCCACCTACCATCGGTAGCAGTACCGCCACCGGCAGCAGTAGTCCAAGCATCGTTGAATGTACCAGTCAAAGACGCAGGGTTTTCACCCATCATTCTACTGTCCCAATACTGTGTCTTTGTCGCTACTGCCATGTTATCTCCCCTTTAAGTTACCTATTACGCTACCCGGCCCAAGTCTTTTCGTACCACCAAACGGGCTTGATTCCATCTCAAACTCATCCATACCTATCAACTCTATAAGATTAGCACCCCTACTACCACGAACACCAGTCAATTCGGCTCCATCAAACGAACCAGCACTGTAATGTGTAAATTGGTTAGCTTGTCTGGTTCCTATGTCTTTCTTTATGAAATCTAAAGACTTACCTATTTTATCATAAAAATCGCCCTTTACTGCCGTACCGGGTTTGAGCTTGCCCTTAAACGCCCTACGCATTGTTTGTATTCTACCTCTACTTTCATCTTTACTTTGGGACAATACCTCGTCACCTATGAAGGAATCAAAATGATTTGCTATCTCATTCCTAATATCATTACTAAGTGTTTCATAGGCGGCTTTATCAAAGAAAAGGGTAAAGTCTACATTTGGGTCTGAATCCTGTCTTACCCTAACTGCATTCCTTCTTTTTCTTAGTTGAGAGCCTTTAGGCCCTTCCCTTACCCTTAGTGTTTGTACAAACCGGTCCATCTCAAAACTAGCATCGTCTAAAATTTCTTTTGCATTCTTTTTAAAAATTGAAACAGGACCGTCAATCTCTATATCTGGGAACCCCGGATGCTGGTAAGGAACCTTTACATAACCAAGTTTTTTAGCCATTATCCCACCTAATCCACACTACCCAAGTGAGCCAATCGTTTTAGGTTAAACTCACCACGTTCTCTTAGTGTGGACCCACGCTCTGACCCGCCGGTGTTTTGGAAGGTTCCTTCATCTTCCATGTAGTATGCGGCCGCTAGGTCAGCGCATATCTCTCTCAATACATGAGCCATCTCTCCTTCCTGTACTGTTACTCCCGAAGCATGGTCATGGCTAAGACCAGTTACTCCTGTCAAAGTGTTACCACTATTACCAGTCCACACAAAGGAATCACCATCAACGTTACCGTTGCCTATGGTACTAAAACCAGATGAGCTTGTCAATGCTATAGATGTGCCTCCGGCACTAAGAGTACCTGTGGTAGTAGACTCAGCTATACTCTTAGATGGTACATCTCTACCATAATCTCTGAACATTTGGTCTATATCTATAGAAGCCCTGCGAATACCAGAGGTTAATCTAGAGGATGCCTGTGTTCTCTGTGCGCTATTCAGACCCAATCTGGACCCAACATCAGCACTACTACAATAGGATGCCATAACTCAAAACCACCAAAAAACCTGTAATCATAACATAAAGCATACGCTTCTGTAATTTGTTATACGTTAAGAGTGACTTTTCAACATTTTGCACACGAACAGTTATATCCGTACACCATCTATACCAGTCATCTGCATCCACAATATCACATCTGAGTAGAAAGACCCATAGCTCCGGCCACTACTGCTATTAATGTAAAGATAATCTTTTGCATGTTAGCCATATAGGAACCTATCAAACCATTAGTTATTTCTAATTCGGTAGCAACCTTAGTAAGACCGGTCTTCATGTCTATCTGCGATTGTACTACTTGCTCAATCAGTCGTTCATGCCTTTCGGCAGTCTGCTCTAAGTTATCTAGTCTTATGTCAGTTACGTTAGTCAATTACTCGCCATCCTTGTATGCCTCTAGGCGGGCAACAAGGTCAGCTTTCTTACCGCTAACAGAAAGACCAGCTTCCTTTAGCATAGCTTTTAGCTCGGCAACATTGTGAGAATCAAGAGTCTTCTCAATCTTCTCCACTTCCTCCTTTGCCTCTGCAACCTTTTCCTTTACCTCGCCCATAGAGTCAATGACTTCATCAAGGGATAATTCCCCATCTTCCATCATCTTCGCATACTTTTGTTTAGCCCATGCAGCAATACCAAGAAGTGCGGCTACTGCAAGCAGTACAACCTCTATGTCATCTAGTATTGATGATGACTCAGCTACGCATTCTATGGTTTCGTTTAGTGCATTATAGCAAATATCTGCCGTTGTATTATTTCCACTCATTCTATTCACGCTCGTATATTATCTGTGTTACTGCGGAGAATGGAATGACGCTAAAAGGTTTCGTTGCTCCTACCCGATATACCTTGAACCCATGAGGTGTTTCTTCAATGTTCACATTGGTATATGATTTTTCAGGCGGTTTATACACAATTTTACCTTTGCGCTTTATCCGTTCCTCAGACACAACCCAACTAAACCATAAGTTATACTTAAGAAGATGGTAACAATAACCCAAACTCTATAAGCTCATCTATGGCATCTTGATATGATACATACTCAATAAGGTCACAGGTCCATTCCTCATATGTATAACCAACATCATACTTGTTGTATGTATTGTTAGATACATATACTATGTACCCATTTGTTTCTTCTTTGTAGTACAACTCTACCCATAATCTATTACCATGCTCGGTTGTATCTTTAAGAAGAACAGTACCCTCTATCTCATAGCAAGATGTTGGGTCTATCATTGTGCCGGGAGGAGTAGATGGTACAGAGCCAAAGGACAGGAATAACCCTAGCACTATTACGGCAAAGAAAAAGTTGCCAAACGCATCGCTATCGCTCATATTTTACAATAGCAAAAAGTGTTGTATAGATATTATCTCCATCTGGGTCCTTCAAACCACCCGACAAGGCTAGTCCTAGAACCTTTGCTAATAGGAGTAACACCATGCTCTAGATAGGAAAGGAAGCATATGATGCTACCTTGCTTTATCAAAGCCTCTGGGTCTGGGTTTTCTGTATGTGCAAAAGAAAGAATACCACCCTCATACTCCTCTGGGTCAGTTAGTTGTACGACAATACTAAGTTTCCTCTGCCTACCGTCCTGTCTGTTGATATCTACATCATGGTGCATGTCATACTTATGTCCGACATCTACATACTCAGTAAATTGTAGCGGAGGAAGAACAGTTATCATAGTCTGTAAGTATTGGTTGGCATCCAAAGCTATGTGCTTGAATACGTCGTGCATCTCCCTGTACATATCGTTGTTCTGTAGCCAGCGTATCTGCGTCTTTCTGTGACCCTCGTTACCATCAAAGGTCTTTGCCTTCTCTGGCTCCGTCTGTCTACCAGCTTCTATCCATCTCTCACAAGTGGCTTTATCTAGAAACTCCTCGTAAAGAAGCCAGTTTGGGTGTTGCATCATGATGTCAAATCACGCCTAGTATATTTAACAGGTATGTATCAATTGAATACTATAGCATAACCGATAGTAGAATTTGTACTTCCATTGGCATTAGTCGCAGTACCAGTAATAATCAATCCTAATGAATCACCAGAAGCCGGTGTATCATAGTCACCAGAACCACCATTGGAACCCAAGTCTATGATTACTTTGAAACCAGTACCAACACCGAATTTAGTTGAACCAAGAGCATTTTGGTCTGTGACCGAGGAACCAGTTACGGATGCGCTTAAATTACCAGAGCTGAAAGACGTTTCTTCACTGTCTATACTCACACTGTAAGAGTAGCTGGTAGCACCGGTTTCGTGTATATACCCGAAGACATTGAATTCTATCTGACCTGTGTGGCCCGGTACATCTGTTGCGTAGCCATCAAGCTCGGCATCATCCAGATTCTTGTTACCGGTTTCTGGTCGCATTGGGTTTGAGGGTAAGCTCCCATTGTAGTACATAGCACCTCCTTGATTTACCTCCCCTAAAGTAGCACTAGCACTGGTAGGAGTACCACTAGAAGCATGGCTCAAAAAAACATTTGTGGGCGCACTACCACCAGAAGCCTGTTGAGCGCAACCAGCAACACCTATCATTATCGAAGCCATTCAATCACCCTATGGCAAACCATGTGTTAGTCGCTACTGCTATGAAGGTCTTGGCCTTGTCGTCATCCACAGTCGCAGTACCTACGATACTGTTACTTCCACCAGCACCAACCGTTATCTGTGAGCCTTTGTTGTTTAGTATCGTGTATTGTTGTCCTAATTCGGCGGTATCTGGAAGGGTTGGTACTCCACTACCTGTCACATAGATATAGGAACCGGATTGTGAATCACTTAATGTTGTTGAGCCTGTTATAGCCACAATCTTAATCTTGTGAGCCTTGATTCCGTTTTCGTCACCGGCTATCCATGTTACGCTTCCATCGCCATTCGCTATGCGTATTTGACTGTCATCTGTGCCGTCACCACCAACATCAATGCTTCCTATTACTAAATTGTTAGAG